ATAGATGAATTCGAGTCGACAACCTGTCGGTTCCCCCGCGCATAGTTAGAAAATACTATGCTGCGTCCCCGTTTAATAGGGCCGCGTCCATCGGCGTTTCAGTGTAACGGCGCCGTGCCGTGGAGTTCTACTTAAATGGTCGGAATCCGATATAGAAAAATCGTCGAATCTCGTACACTGGTTACCGCCGTCTCTTGACCCACTATCAATATGGGCCTCGAGGGACAATAAACTTTTAAGTAAAGCACCATACCCCCCTAAATTATCTGGACGATAACTAGGGCTCCCAACCCAAGCCTTTACTTCGTAGACTTGTAGACCTGCATTCCATCTTTCGACAGAGTGTAAGCGTTGAAATGATATAGCACCTAATGCAGAGGATCTTTCACCGACGATGGGTAGTTTACCCAAAATCGTCTGGCACCGATTTAACATCAGTGCTGCGGCCCGCCAGTAACCTCGTTCATACAAGAGATTACTAGTCGCGACCCATGAAAGCAAGCTCTTAACTGAGCTCCTGTTACTAGGAGGTACTTGGCGGAGATAGGTCGGTGTAACCGACACCCCCGCGTAAGCATCCATCCCACATGACTCTCTGAAATTACCATTCCAGAAGGACTTGGTGGAATTCACTTTGCAGTAGTACTTCTGCAAGCAACCAATAACATTGCTAACACTATCTGTAGGGACAATGAGATCGTCCCCATAGACATAAATGTCTTTGCTAACTTTAGCAATATTGATGACATTTACAGGTAGAAAACGGCTCTCCAGCAATCCCATCACGCATAGCGTGAAAAAGTACATGGATTCGACTGGAAAACACATCGCACTCCCCATGGAGGCAAACTTCTTCAATGGTATAACATCACCATTTGGAAGTTCCGCCTGCATCGATCGACATGCTTCAATGGCATCCCGGAAATCTGGGACACTATCGAACATGTTTAAAGCTAAAGACAAGGGAACCCTGTCTGAAGCAGCGGACAAATCCAATGTTGCGGATTCACCGCTCATTGATGTTTCTAACGCTAGGCGTTGGTTGATGGTCTGGTCTTTAAAATTGATATGACCTCCTGTCACCTTCCCAGACTGCAAGATCTTCATCAGCAGTTTACTGAGTGCCTGTTGTGTATATTGCATACATACAGGTTCTAGCGCTATAATCCTCGGGGCCTTAAGGGTCTTTGGCACAGTGATTACCCGAACGGGTAACTCTTTCTGCGCCTCTACGATCGTAACATTCTCGAACTCCGCTGAACCAATAGCCGACTCGGAAGAGAAGGCATTGTGGAACAACGGAAAGTAAGGTTCGAGGCGATCGTGCCATACCAGGGGAACGTATTTCTGATTTCCAGAGATGCGTTCGGCTGTAGAACCAGGTCCGTGCTTAGGGGAAGTATCCTCTAAACATAGTTTGTAAGGCAGTAAATCGCCCCACAAATGATGGCAAAGATCAGTAAAACGATCAATGTCAACCTGATCCAGAGCGACCGATAGGTCATGCTCACTCTGCACGTAAGATCGAAAGGCCTTTTCATTGCGCTGTTCAGCGCATGGCAATTCGATCTTTTTGAAGAAATACGCCAGTTGGCGTACACATTCAATAGCCAAGACATCAGGCTCATGTAGAATCCTCCCTGTGCTAGAATCAAAGACAAGCTCGAAGAAACCCTGCAGAAACGCAGGGATCTTCAGTCGCTTCCTAAAACTACGGAAGCTTCCAGGAGCTATGCAGCCGGAGTCAAGACTTCGTTCGAAGTCCTGGCCCAGCTGCGGTAAGGTTATCGTCAGAAACGACAGACCTTCGTCTTTGACCCGTGATCTGATTGTTACCAGGTCACGTTGTCCTAGACTTTGTGTTAAACACTTAGCTTCCGCGTCTTTATAGACCGCAGTCGCTAGGTCAAGTAGGTCATTTACGTGGCTTTTCATGTCCCCTCCTACTGGAGGTGGGCATCCAACCATGTAATCCTTTACAAGGATTCCCCACAGTTTGTTAAAGCTAGGATTCAGATCCTAGCAGTTTGCCTATGTTTTCTGGCGTGAGCCAGAGTACTAAGGCATCAATCTGATGATCAAGTGTTGCGTCAATGAACCCAAAATCGGGTTCATCAACAACGATGTACACACCGGCCGTTTTGTATTCGTTGACAGCTGTCAACGGATCGGCTGCGATCAATTTTCGATCGAGTCTAACCATTCGTCGGGTTCTACCCTTCGATTCCTGGTGAGAAATGGTAAACGTGTATTCTTCATCTGAAGTTTTATACGTCGACCTTGGTCCAACAGATTTGATTCTGTTGCATACCTTATCAACAGTGGCGACTACGATAGTCTGGGGATCAGCAAAGGACATGGCTGCCCTCCTTTTCCAATGAAAGTTGTTGGTGAGGCCGGGCGCAAATAATTGCTAACCCATGAGTTTTACGACCTCAACGGATTGATCCTGAAAATACTTACACTACCAAAAGCGAGATATCGCTAAGGCGGTGAGGATCGATTTCTGCTTCCCTGATAAATCACCAGAAGAAACGTTAAAACCAAAGGGTGATGCTACTTTCCGCTCTTTAAGAGCAGCGGTATAGCTCCACGTAGCATGTTGTGGGCCTCCAGCCTCGGCGTTCAAACCGAGAAAAGAGTCAACAGATGTTGTATAATCTGTCGTGCCCATCACGTACGCATACTTGGCAATTAGTCGGTCGGCGAGCCCGGTCGAGAGATTAGATAGTACATCTCCGACATTGGACCCCCAATCAACTAGCCAAGACCACGGAATAAGATTCCACACAGTGCCAGGAGTCGGTAACAAGCCTAACGAACGCAACGCAAATTGCGGTTTGCTCGTTAGTAGGTGACTTGCGTCACTTACATGATACTTAAACTTACCTGAAAACCAGACATTTTCGGTCTTACTGAAATATGTCTCGTAAGCACCCGTGGTTGATACTGCAGGAAAAAAGAACGGCGTCGATAGAATCGGCGTATGTGCGGTAGTGGCGGTTTTTCCGCCTATAACCGTACGTTCTTCACTCGTGCGTACCACGCCGGATCTCCT